TGAGTCAAATGAAAATCTTGTCTATCGATATTGAGACTACCGCCGAACATGGGTTCCCAGATGTCGAGAACCCCATCGAAGAAGTTCTTCTTATCTCTGTCATCGACAATGCCACAAAAGAAATCCACACTTGGGGTGCGGGTGAGTGGAAGTGTGTGTCAGAGGAAGTCGAAGGATTGCCCGTGACCTACCACTATTGCAGTGATGAATATGATCTGCTGGAACAATTCATGCAGTGGTGGGCAAGTGACTATCCAGATATTGTTACTGGTTGGAACATGGAACAGTTTGATATGCCCTACTTGGTCAACAGGATTGACCGAGTGTTTGGCAACGATGCCAAAAACAATCTCAGTCCGTACGGCATGACTCGCAAACGTATGGTGCGTGGCCACAACCGAGAGATCATGAAGATTGACATGAAGGGTGTGATCCAACTTGACTACATGGACCTGTACAAAAAGTTTACTTACACTTTCCAAGAGTCCTATCGTCTCGACTACATTGCCGAAGTAGAACTTGGGAAGAACAAACTCGACACGGGGTTTGAAACTTTCCGCGAATTCTATGAGAATGATTGGAACAGGTTCATCGACTACAACATCATCGATACCAAACTCGTTGACGAACTTGATGACAAGATGAAGTTCCTTGAGTTGATTATCACGATGGCATATGACTGCAAGTGTAATTACAACGATATCTTTTCTTCAGTGCGTACATGGGACTGCCTATTGTACAATCACCTGTTGGAGAAGGGTATCATGATCCCACAGAAGAAAGAACATTTCTCCAAAGGATTCCCAGGCGGTTATGTGCAAGAACCAAAGACGGGTAAGTACAAGTGGATTGTGTCTGTTGACGCTACCTCTCTGTATCCGTCAATTATTATGCAACACAATTTGTCTCCCGAGATGTTGGCAGAGAATCACAAACCGATTGATTGCACTGTTGATACTATTCTTGACCGACAACATCAACTCAAACTGAGTGATAGTAACCTATCGATGGCTGCGAATGGTTATCTCTACCGCAAAGATCGACAAGGTTTTATGGCTGAGATCACCCAGAAGTTTTTTGATGATCGTCAACGGTACAAGAAACTGATGAAACAGGCAGAACAGGAGTATGAGGATACAAAGAATCCCAAACTCAAGAATGACATTGCCAAGTATCACAACTTCCAGATGGCACGAAAGATTCAGTTGAACTCTCTCTTTGGTGCGATTGGTAACAAGTGGTTCCGATACTTTGATGAACGCATCGCGGAGTCGATCACTCTTACGGGTCAGTTGATTATCCGTGACACTGCCAAAGTCATCGATGAATTCATGAATAAGTTTCTTGGTACAGAGGATGAAGTGTACTCTTTCTATACCGACACCGATTCATGTTATCTAACATTGGACGCTATGGTAGAGAAACATCTCAACGGCAGATCGCATGGAGAGATAATCAGTGTGCTTGATAAGTTTGTCGAGGATAAACTAGTACCATCAATCAATGGCCGCATGTCTGAACTTGGTGACTACATGAACGTGTTCGACAAGAAGATTGATTTCAAACGCGAGGCAATCGCCGACACTGGTATCTGGGTTGCGAAGAAAAGGTATGCAATGAATGTGTGGGACAACGAAGGTGTCTTATACAAAGAACCAAAACTGAAGGTCATGGGTTTGGAGATTGTTCGATCATCTACTCCCGCACCTGTCCGTAGTTGGTTGAAGGAAGCAGTCGCGTTGTGTCTGGTTGCTGACGAGAAAGAGTTGCAGGACTATGTTGAAGAGACATGGCAGAAGTTTAAGAACATGCCTCCAGAAGACATTGCCTTCCCGCGTGGGTGCAACAACATCAATAAGTATGTGTCCAGAGAAACAGTTTATACCAAAGGAACTCCGATGCATGTTCGCGGTGCTCTGGTTTACAATCATCTTGTCCGTACACAGAAAATTGAGAACAAGTATCAGTTGGTTCAAGATGGTGACAAGATCAAGTATCTGTATCTGAAAGAACCAAACCACATCAGGGAGAACTGTGTCGCCATGAACGGACTCATGCCGAAGGAGTTTGATTTACATCGATACATTGATTATGATACACAATTTCAAAAAGCATTTCTTGACCCACTAAATACAATTGTTGAAAGTTTGAACTGGAATACAAAACCAGTTGCTACATTAGAAGGATTATTTTTATGAGTTTGATTGATAAGTTAAAAAAGAATTCAACCATCAAAGAGTCTTCTGTATTGACAGACTCAAAGTTTTTCAATACAAAGGATTTGATTCAGACATCTGTACCGGCACTGAACGTTGCACTCTCTGGTAAACTTGATGGTGGACTGACACCCGGCCTGACAGTATTCGCCGGACCCTCAAAACATTTTAAGACGGCATTTGCCATGCTCCTTGCCAAGGCTTATCTTGACAAGTATGATGATGCAGTAATTCTGTTTTATGATTCTGAGTTTGGTGCCCCACAAGGATACTTTGACAGTTTCGGTATCGACACTGACCGAGTTGTTCACACTCCTATCACAGACATTGAACAGTTGAAACATGACTCCATGTCTCAGTTGAATGAAATCCAACGAGGTGACCGCGTGATGATTATCGTGGACTCTGTTGGTAACTTGGCATCTAAGAAAGAAGTTGAAGATGCATTGGACGGAAAGTCTGTTGCGGATATGACTCGCGCCAAACAGATGAAGTCACTGTTCCGAATGATTACACCGCACCTGACGATCAAAGACATCCCTGCTGTGGTAGTCAATCACACCTACAAAGAGATCGGTATGTTCCCCAAAGATATCGTGTCCGGTGGTACTGGTATTTACTACTCTGCTGATAACATCTACATCATCGGCCGACAACAAGAAAAGACCGGCACAGATTTGGTGGGGTATAACTTTATCATCAATGTTGAGAAGTCCCGTTATGTCCGTGAGAAATCTAAGATTCCAATTGAAGTCACGTTTGAGGGTGGTATCAGCAAGTGGTCCGGTCTCTTGGATATGGCAATGGAGTCCGGTCATGTAGTCAAACCATCTAACGGTTGGTATCAGATCGCCGCTAACGGTGAGGATAGTAAAAAGTATCGCACCAAGGACACATATCAGAAAGAATTTTGGTTGCCTATTCTCAAAGACGAAACTTTCGTAGAGTGGATTTCTAATCGATACCTCATTTCTTCCGATGCAATCATGCAAGCAGAGGTGACCGAAGAGGATATTGAAGATGCCTACAGCGAAGTGTGACAAGTGCGATTCTCAAATTGATATTGACAAAGACCCTGCAATATGTTTTAATAATGGTGATGAACGGGTTTACTTATGTGAACCCTGTGTTGAGGAAGTGAAAAGAGAATTTATTGATGAGATTAGAGACACAAATATTATCGAATCTGATACTTGATGAAGAGTATGCCAGAAAAGTTATTGCATTTTTAAAAGAAGATTACTTTCTTGATGCGGAGTATCGAACTGTATTTCATGCAGTGGGTCAACACTTTCAGAAGTATAACGTTGCACCATCCAAGAGTGCCATTCTCATTTCCTTGCAGGACAATCGTACTATCACGGAAGACCTGTACGCTAGGTCAGAAGAACTTGTAAACGGACTAAACGATGTTGAAGACAACACTGATTGGCTGGTAGACCAGACAGAGAAGTTTTGTAAAGACAAGGCAGTTTACAATGCCATCATGCAGTCAATTCAAATCATCGATGGGGATGATAAAATCCATACCGTCGATTCTCTGCCCAGTATTCTATCCGATGCACTTGGTGTGGGATTTGATAATCATGTCGGTCACGATTATGTTGCAGATGCAGAAATCCGATACGAATATTATCACAGAGAGGAAGAGAAACTTCCCTTTGACCTTGAGTACTTCAACAAGATCACCGAGGGTGGACTGAGTAACAAGACTCTCAACGTGGCACTCGCTGGTACTGGTGTTGGTAAGTCTCTGTTCATGTGTCACTGTGCCGCATCCTGCATCGAACAGGGTAAGAATGTTTTGTATATCACACTGGAGATGGCAGAGGAACGCATCGCAGAACGTATCGATGCGAACATGATGAACGTGCCGATCACAGACTTGCGTGATCTCTCCAAGAAAATGTTTGATGATCGGGTCGATAAGATCAAGAACAAGATCGATGGACGTTTGATTATCAAAGAGTATCCTACTGCCTCTGCTCACGTTGGACACTTCCGTACACTGCTAGAAGAACTGAAAGTCAAACAGAACTTTACTCCAGACATCATCTATGTTGACTACCTAAATATCTGTGTGAGTCAAAGACTCCGTGG